TGCCTTCGGCCAGTTCCTCTACGACGCCTGCGTGCTGATCAACGCGCATACCGACGGCGCGGTCTATATCTGCATGTCGTCGAGCGAGTTGCAGACCTTGCAGGCGGCATTCAAGTCGGCAGGCGGCCATTGGTCGACCTTCATCATCTGGGCGAAAGACCGGTTCACTCTTGGTCGCGCAGATTACCAGCGCCAATATGAGCCGATCCTCTACGGTTGGCCCGAGGGCGTGAAGCGACACTGGTGCGGCGATCGCAACCAGGGCGATGTGTGGGAGATTGCCCGGCCCCACAAGAATGATCTGCATCCGACGATGAAGCCGGTGGCGCTGGTGGAACGGGCGATCCGGAATTCCAGCCGTAAGGGCGATCTGGTGTTTGACCCCTTCGCCGGGAGCGGCACCACGCTGATCGCGGCAGAAAAGACCGGAAGGCATGCATCCCTGATCGAACTCGATCCGAAATACGTCGACGTCATCGTTCGCCGTTGGCAGGAGTTCACTGGTGAGACGGCGGTCTTGGAGGGGAGCGGTGAGGCATTTGATGACCTTCGGGCCCAAAGGGCGGGGACCGAGGGCGCGTAACGCTTGTACTTTCGGAAGTCTTCTTCTCAACAGTTGCGTCGGCGTTGCGGGTATCTTCCAGAAATTCGCGGCAGGTGCAGCATGGGTTGATCTGAGCGGCAGCAGTGCGCAGAGCGGAATTTTCAAAGTCTGGCCCGTTTCCCGATAGCGGCCGTTCGTATAGCGTGCAGCGAAAGCCGGGTGAGTGCCCACTTCGACCCATGCCGCTAGATGTACGAATGGCCGCTGTCTCGGTAGAGGCAAAAACCTTCATCAACCCCTTGGGTTTTGAACGGGGTTTGTGGCAGCGTGAATCGGGGTGGTTTGGGCGCGCTCCAAAAACGAGTGTTTTTGGCACGGTAAAGCAGTGCTTTAGAACAAAGGTAGCCGCTCACCATGGCCCCACCATCCCGCCTCCATGCATGCAAGCCGCAGAAATCCTTACCAACTTATACCAAGTTATACTTGACAATACAAAATTATAATCCATTATGAGTAGTAATAAACTTGTATGGATTAGGTCTATGAACGCTACTGAACGTAAAGAAGCAATTTTAACGATGCTCCCGGACGCTAAACTGCTTCGACGTCACGCTGGCAGGTACGAAGTGGAGTTGGATGGCAAACACTGCCTGTTGGTGGTCAATACCGTGCACGGGACAGTCCAGTTTGCCGCCGATTCTGGCGACGCTGACGCAAACGTGGCAAGTTTGGACGGTGCAGACTATTGCCTTATGGCAACGGGGAAAGATGTTAATAACTTGTCAGTCTGGCTCGTGCCTGTGCCTCGTTTGCTAAAGCACATCAAGAATGAGCACAAAAAATGGCTCGCAGAAAAGCCAGGACGCAGTAGAGATAATACAATGCGCACGGTAAAACCACTCGACGTGTATTTCGCCGATTGTAAATTTGATTTGACGCCAACCGTACAAGCCGCTGCTATTACGATGACGCCGGAACAGGCTCGCCAAGGTTTGGCTGTACATTTCGGAGTGGACCCGTCCAAAATCCACATAAGCGTTGACGTCTGACAGCACGAGACACGCCGTTGGCAAGGCAGTGTGTTTCTTCCAGTCCTCCAACCAGATATGATCGATGACTGTCAATATTCCGAAGCGAGCATTGATGCTGATGGTTTTCTAGATAGTTTTGGAGTTCTGTTCAGCTCAATCCAAGTGCATAAAAATAGCTTTGGGACGCAAGGAAAAGGTCAATGTTGCATGCGCAAGATTATAAAGCACAAATCTTAGACGAGATGGCTCGCAGATTTGAAGCCAATCAGAACTCTTTGGCAGATGCATACGCACTGATCTGGGCAATCGACGTCTACGCATCGCTCGTGTGGTTTGAGACTGGGCGCGTAGGCGAAGAAAGCGTTTTCAAAGATATCATTGAAAAACAATGTGAAGCCTTTGGAATTATTCGGAGTGCGTCGAACGCGATCAAGCATATTGAAAGAAAAGGCAACGGTGTAGTAGTTAAATCTATGGGTGATATTCAGGCTGGGTCAGGACCCAGTTGGCACTCTTATTTTGCGAATGCCGGTAGCTCAGAACCCAGCGTGGCGATCACCATGCATTGGGAATACGATCGTGATACGAAAGAGTTCAAGGATGGCGGCGGAAAAATCATAGATGCGCCACAAAGCCATTGGAAAACACAGTATCTAATGCGTCTTTACCGTCCCGCGATTAACGCAATCGAAGCCAAATTGACAGAGTTTCAGTAAGCCCCAAAAACGACGGTTTGTTGAACGGTTCGCCGGACCGGACATTGGTGCACTTGCAGCGAAAGCTAACTTTGCCCCGCATCTTACCAGTTCGCGACCCGCCCAGCAAAGGTCGACTAACGCTGTTTTTGGGGCAAGGGCTCGAGCGGCAGCTATGGGCTGACACCAGGCGTCTGCACCTGCAGCATCGCGAGCTATCTGACTGGCAAGGCAGGCCTGATCGCCTTGTTGCGCATTGTCTGATTTTAGGGGGTTGATGAATGCCGGAAAAAGGGGCCAGCGCGAGGCTGGCCCGAGTTGAGGCAGGTGAAGCGGTGCAGGCAGCACCACTTCGAGCAGTTGAGGTTTCATACAGGCAGTAACCTCACATGCCAGCGTCGCGATACTGCGGGATTCGGCAATGATCTCAGGGCGCTTGCTGCGGTTAGAGTCACCGGAAAGTCACAGCGCGGCGTTCTCAATGCGATACACGCGGCCACGCTGATCGTCAGTCCGGGATGTGATGGTCAGCCCGAGCTTTTTCTTGAGCGCGCCGGACATCGCACCTCTCGCGGTGTGAGGTTGCCATTCGAGTGCTGCCACGATCTCGTCGATGGTCGCGCCGTCCGGCGCGCGCAGCATGTCAATTAGCGCGGCTTGCTTTGTGCCTGTACGCGGCGTGTGCGCTTTGGGCGCGGCCTCGGTTTTGGCGGGGGTGTCCGGCGCAGGCGTGTTGGTCGTCGCGTTCGTCGCGCTTTCAGGCGCGGTGTTTGCGTCCTCCTGTTCGATGCCGATGGCGGAGAGCCCTGCGTCGGTGGCAACCAACGTGACGCCGTGGCCGTCACCAGTCTCGCGCCAGACGGACTCGCCTTTGCGCATGTCGGCGTCGACCTCTTCGAGGAAGCCTTTGGCGAGCATGGCGCTGACCACCTTGGCGGCGGCTCCGCCGCGCAAGCTGTCAGGCAGCGGCAGGGCAATGCGGTCCTCGTTTTTGGCGGCCCGCGATAGGATGATTGTTTGAGTGTCGGAAAGTTGGGTCATGATGATCTCCGGTGTTCGGGCAACGCAGGATGCGCCGCCTCCTACCGGGTGAAGCCCGCCGGTGGGCGGGCTGTACGCTTTGCGGGCCTGCGGGCTATTCCGCGTGCTCGCCCTCGCCAAAGGCGCTGTCGGTGATGCGCTTCAGCAGACTGGCGTAATGGTCGAGGGTGCCGACGTCGCCCCAGTTGATCTCGTCGGGATGGCTGTTGAAGTGGTCCGCGCTGAGTGTTTGCAGGCGGGCGAGCATCTGGTCGATCTCGGCTTTCTTGCCGAGGAAGGCGTTCAAGGCGGCTTCGCGGTTGCGTCGCGCCTTCTCGGCGCGCAGCTGGTGGCGGGGCGTGGTGATCGGGTTCAGGCGGGTCGTGGTGGTGCCTCCGTGGTGAGTTGCATGGTTTTCCTTTCACCACATTCGCTCTTTGGAGCTGATTAACGTAGCATAATCAGAGCCATAATATTGCTTTCTGATCATTCGGAGCGGGCGGTCGCGTCCACCCATGCGCCATCCTGCCAGACATAGAGATGGCACAGCTCACAAGTCGGGCGCCGCAGGACGCGTGGCGCGCGCGGCGGGTCGAAACAGTCCAATTCGTCAACTCGGACCTGTCGGATTTCACGGGCGGTAAGGATATCGTCCGGCGTCCACCCTGCTAGCGCGGGCAGCATGTGGCTGGGGTAGCCGTCGAAGTGGACATAAACATGGGCCCATTCTTCGGGTCCGATCTGGATGGCGATCTGTGAGCGTGTGCTCATGGTCGCCCTCCGTCAGATCAGCTGCAAATCAGCCAGCGTGGTACAGGCCGCCGCCAGCTGGCTGGTGGGCAGTTCGATCTTCAGATGCGAGATCACGTCCGAGGCTTCAGCGGCAATGCCGTCTTCGCGCAGCGCGGCCTCGATGGCGGCGGCTACGGCGTCCGGGCGGCTTCGATCAAACTGGTCGGGCAAGGCGGCGTGGTCGATACGGATGGTGGTGATGGCGGTCATGGTGTGGCCTTTCAGGTTTGCTGTTCAATCAGGGCAAGGATCGCGCAGGCCATGCCGCCGAGGTACTCGCTGCGGCGAAAGACGATTTCGTCGATCTCGTTCGCGGTGGTGATGCTCGGGTCGACCGCGAGGTCAGCTGCCATGTGGGGCAGGAGACGCTTGGCCTCGGCGTTGTAGCGTTCTGCGATGGTCATGGGCGAGGTCCTCAAATGCGTCGTTTTCGTTGAGGAATCTTCGCTCTATGGGTCGGGTATATCCAGTATAATCGGAGCAATTACATGGCTTTATGAGGGGCACATGGCGCAATCAAAACGCGGGTCCGTGATCGAGGCCGTGACCAACACATTGGTGGGCTATGCGCTGGCGGTGGCCACGCAGTTTGCGGTGTTTCCAGCCTTTGGACTGCAGGTCAGCGTGGTTGAGAACCTTGGGTTAGGCCTCGTATTCACAGCCGTATCGCTGATCCGTGGGTACGTCCTGCGCCGTCTTTTCGACCGCTGGAGGCTGTGAGCGATGTCGGATGGCAGACCCCGCGGCCAGACCATCACCGTGGCACAAGCCGCAGCCCTATTGGGTCGCTCTGACCGCTGGGTCCAGGGCCTCGTCACATCCGGCTACATGGATCGGGCCGCGCGCGGGGAGTACACGCTGGTGGGTGTCATCCGCGGGGCGCTGGCCTATTACGAAGACCAGCTCACAAAGAACAACAAGGCCGCGGTGGCAAGCCGGGCCACGGAAGCGCGCACGCGTGAGATTGAACTCAGGATTCAGGAACGCAGCCGGGAGTTGATCCCGATGGAGGATGCAAAGGCCGTGGTGGGCGAGATGGCGGCACTGGTGCGGGCGGAGCTTGCGGGTCTCGCGGCGCGGTACACACGCGACATGGAGGCGCGGCGCGCGCTCGAAGAGGTGATCGATGGCGCGCTGGAACGGATTGCAGGGGCCGCAGAAAAAGCGGGTACAGCTTTGGTCGCTGGCAGCGGCTATCTGGAGGCCGAGCGAGAAGCGTGATCCGGCGGCCTGGGCCGCGGCCCACCGCATCTATCCCGAAACCGCCGGCATTCCCGGTCCGCGCGATCCAAAGCTGACGCCGTACATGATCCCGTGGTCGGCGGCTGTGCATCACGGGGGCTATCGCCGGGTGGTGGCGGTGACCTCGGCGCAATCGGGCAAGACCGACAGCATGCTCGACATCATCGGGGCGCGGCTCGATCAGCGCCCGGCACCGATCCTTTATGTGGGGCCGACGAAGGAGTTCCTGACGGATCAGTTTGAGCCACGGCTGATGGCGCTTCTGGATGAGGCCGACACGCTGGCGAATAAGGTGGTGCGCGGTCGGCGGATGAAGAAGACACTGAAGCATGTGGCAGGCGTTCGGCTGCGGCTTGCGCATGCGGGCTCGTCCACGGCCCTGAAATCCGATCCCGCTGCGCTCGCGCTGATCGACGAATATGACGAGATGATGGCCAATGTGAAAGGCCAGGGCGATGTTCTGGGCCTGGTGGAGGCGCGCGGCGAGACCTATGCGGATTTTGTCACGGCCATCACCAGCACACCAGCGCGAGGCCTCGTGGAAATCGAACCGGATGAGGGCAGCGGGCTGGAGTTCTGGGCGCGCTCCGCGCCGGATGATGTTGAGAGCCCGATCTGGAAACTGTGGCAAGAGGGCACGCGGCACCATTGGGCGTGGCCGTGCAAGCATTGCTCGGAGTTCTTCATCCCAAGGTTCAAGCAGCTGCGCTGGCCCGAGCGCGCGACACCGTCGCAGGCCAAGCAGGCCGCAGCGCTGGAATGCCCGCGCTGCGGGGGCCAGCACGGCGAGGCTGACAAGGTTTGGATGAACGCCCGCGGCGCGATGGTGGCACCCGGGCAAACGGTAACACTGAAGGACGACGCCCCGCATATCACCGGCGCGCCCGCGGACAGCTCGACGCTGTCGATGTGGACCTCGGGGCTGTGCTCGCCCTTCGTCACCTGGGGCCAGCGGGCGGAGACCTACCTCACGGCGCTGCAATCAGGCGACCACGGCCGGATCCAGACCGCGATGAACGCGGGCTTTGGCGAATGCTACGCGATGACCGCCTCGGGCGATGTGCCGGACTGGCAAGAAATCATGGAGCGACGCCAGCCGTATCGGCCGGGGGACGTGCCAGCCGGGGGATTGCGCCTTGTCATGGGCGTGGACGTCCAGAAGTTCAGCCTGGTCTATGTTATCCGGGCCTTTGGCGCGCGCGGGACATCCTGGCTGGTGGAGTTTGGCCAGCTTTACGGACCCACGGAGGATGACGACGTCTGGTCGGCGCTTGCGGACCTGATGCTGACACCGGTGGGCGGCATGCAGATCGAGAAGGTGTTTGTGGATTCAGGGTTTCGGCCGGACAAGCCGGAACTGGGCAACGAGCACAAGGTTTATGAGTTCTGTCGGCGCTACAGCTGGCTGTGCTCGCCCACCAAGGGCCGGGATCAGCAAAACCCGCCCTACAGGGTCTCTAAGATCGAGGTGAAGCCGGACGGCAAACGCGCGCTTTACTCGATCGATCTGGTGACGCTGTCGACGGATTTCTTTAAATCGCTTGTGATGTCGCGCATCCGCACGCCCGCTGATCAGCCGGGTGCGTTTCATGTCCATGAGGCGGTCTCGGAGGATTACTGCAAGCAGTTGACCTCGGAGGCGCGGATTGTGGTGCAGGGCAAGCCGGTCTGGGTCAAACGTTCGCGCAACAACCACTTTCTGGACTGTGAGGCACTCTGCGCTGCCATCGGCTACACGCTGAACGTGCAGCGGATCCCGGAAGGGATTGAGCGTGCGCCGACGCGTGAGGCGGCTGTGCCGGAGGGGCATGATGCCAGTCGGGTTGGGGATGCGGCAAGGGAGGCAAGCGAGTCGGCAGCGCAGACCCCGCAAAACCGCGCAAGTGGT